TCAGGAAATTATTCAGGAATTACTAAAGACCCATACGGTACATTTGTTATTTCAGGTATTACAAAAGATAGTGACACTTTTAGTTTTGAAACTTCACTCCTTTCAACAGATAGTAGATATATTTCTAAAATATTTGGTAGGTCTAATTTTGCTAAAGATAGAAATGAGGTTCCTTTATTTGTTGAGGAATCTTACAGTAGTCTATTAACATCAGGTTATAGGGCCGGTAAAGTTAGAGGTTTGTATTGTGACTTTATCGCTATTGATGATGCAAGAAGTGGAGATAACGACACTTTAGGTTTTTATTTAGAACAATACCAAACACCTGAAACTCCATTTGTTGTTTCTGAATTAAGAGGTAACAAAGTTTATAAATTATTTAAATTCAAACTTATTTCAGATGGAGATGCCTCTAACAGACTTGTTAAGATTTCTATTGGGAATATTTCATTTCATAATGGAACGTTTGATATTTTTGTAAGAGACTTTTATGATAATGATCAAAACGTTAGAGTAATTGAAAGTTTCACAAATTGTTCAATGGATCCTAATCTTAATAATTTTGTGGCAAACAAAGTTGGTACCGCAAATGGAGAATACCAACTAAATTCTAAATACATAATGGTTGAGTTAAGTGAAGAGTACCCAACCGATGCATTACCTTGTGGATTTGAGGGTTATATTTCTAGACAATACCAAACTGCAACCCCTCCTTTTGTTATTTATAAAACTAAATACTTAACACCTGGTGAAGTAATATATAACCCACCATTTGGTTCATCAGCGGGCGGAGATAATCCAGTAATCTCAAATGGAGAAAATCCAAGAAGGGCTTATTTAGGTATATCTAATATTACAGGAATAGATTATGACTTCTTTAATTATAAAGGAAAACAATTACCTTCAAATATTGCGGTAGATACTACAGGATCAGAATGGGGTTACAAGACAAAAGGTTTCCACATGGATAGTGGAGCAACTATAGTTACTATGTTTGATGTACTTATGTCTGCTAATACTTCGGCTTTTGAGGTTGGGGTTTCTTCTTTCAACTCTGAACCTACGGATTCAGATAATGCATATTTTAGATTAAATACTCGTAAATTTACATTATTAGCCGCTGGCGGTTTTGATGGTTGGGATATATACAGAGAAAGTAGAACCAATACCGATAGATTCCAATTAGGTCAATCAGGTTATAAAAAAGGTGCTGCGGCGTCTGCCACATACCCAACAGCAACAGGATGGGGGGCATTTAAACAAATTACAGGACCTAACCAAGAAGTGTGGGCAAATACTGACTATTATGCATATCTATGGGGTCAAACATCATTTGCAAATCCTGAAGCAACTAACATTAACGTTTTTGTTACACCAGGAATTGATTATGTTAATAATTCAAATCTTGTTGAAAACGCTATAGATGTTGTTGAAACTGATAGGGCTGACTCAATTTACATTTGTACAACACCTGACTTTAATCTTTTCTTACCTTCATACAGTGACTTAACGGAAGGATTAATTTATCCACAAGAAGTGGTAGATAATTTAGAGAATACAGGAATTGATTCAAATTACACAGCAACTTACTATCCGTGGATTTTGACAAGAGATTCTGTAAATAATACTCAAATTTATCTTCCACCAACAGGTGAGGTAACTAAAAACTTAGCATTAACCGATAATATTGCATTCCCTTGGTTCGCATCGGCTGGTTACACAAGAGGTTTGGTTAACTCTATTAAAGCAAGAAAGAAACTAACTCAAGAAGATAGAGATACACTATATAAAGGAAGAATTAATCCAATAGCTACTTTCTCTGATGTTGGTACGGTTATTTGGGGTAATAAAACTTTACAAATTAGAGAATCCGCTTTAGATAGAATTAACGTTAGAAGATTGTTACTACAAGCAAGAAAGTTAATTTCAGCGGTTGCGGTTAGATTGTTATTTGAACAAAATGACGACAAAGTGAGACAAGATTTCTTAGATGCGGTTAACCCAATCTTGGATTCAATCAGAAGAGATAGAGGTTTAATTGACTTTAGAGTTACTGTTTCTAATACTCCTGAAGATTTGGATTCAAATACTTTAACGGGTAAAATCTTCTTGAAACCAACAAGAGCGTTAGAATACATAGACATAGAGTTTGTTATCACACCAACAGGAGCATCGTTCGATGACGTATAAAAGAAAATAAATTTAATGGGGGATAGAAATATTCCCCATTTATATATTTATAAAA